TGTAAGTCTAAATCTTCTTGGTTTTTAACTGGGACCAATACTGCCGACTATGTTGCTATAATCGAGAGAATATACAACGCAGGATTAACAGCTAAAAATAAAATAAATTTAGTTGAATTTCATAAAAGCAAAGAGTATCTAGAAAGTTAGGAGATAAACTATGGACATCAATAAATGGAAATCCTGTGCAGTTGATATTGAGTCATACTGCATCATTAGAGCCATGGGTAAGAATGGTTTTAGACGACCAGGTAGCATGATTGCTAAATTGGTTGATGATGAAATAAGGAAAATAGCCAAAAAAGAAGGCAAATCTTATGATTCAATGAAACAGAATTTACTTGCTGAGGGTAAGCGCTTGCTCAGTAGTAAATAGAAAAGGAACTGAAGGTTTACCTTTCCGAGGGCAGTGTATGGGAGACTAACGCTGCCCTTTTTTTATGGTTGCAATAAAGATCAATTTAATCTATTAATCGAATCAACGTATTCCTAAGCCTAAATGAAATAAGTGGGGCTTTCAAAACACTTTATTTTCACAGAACAACGAACACAAAAATTAACTTTTAACAAAAGGATATTTTGTGGGTAAAGCTGCTAAAAAAAGTAGTGAAGAAATATTAAACAATGCTTTGGACAAACTAGTGATGGTGTGTCCTAATAAGAAAACTTATGATGAAGTAACGAGTTTAATGTTTCAATTGTATTGTGGAAATGACTTTGGTTTAGGAAATTTCAGTCTTTCTTTTCTTGAGAAAATTGAGAAGAGATGGGCGACAGGTAGAAAGGCTGCAGCTTCTGCTAAAGGCCTTAGACTTGTTGTCAAGAATGTATAGCCATGGTGTATTTTCCCAATCCATATCTTTTCCCGCATCGTGGCTATGCGAATGGATTTTAAAAAGACATCTAAACAACTCACTCAAGAGACGATTGATTACGCAGGGAACATGGATCCTGAGAGTCGTAATGAGTTTATAGATCTAATTCATGATCAGTATCAGATAGCAAAGCATAGTGAGACCAGCAGGGGTAGACCTAAATATCCTAAACGTGAGGTAAATAAATTTGCTAAACTGCTCACCCAACTTATTAAAAAATTTGGGAATTAAGTTAGCGATGGAGCTAACTAAACCCAAGGAGCTGTCAGAACAACGCTTGTTCCAGGCAATTCTTGTCCAGGCGTTGGAAGATGTGATCAGTCCATCAGAATTTAAAAAAGAAACCTATTGGAAAGAAGATGCTTATAGGTGGTTCATGAGTAATTCTAAAGATTTTCAAGATGTGTGTTGGGCTGCTGATATGGATCCTGAAATGATCCGTGGTGAAGTTTTAAAATTAATTAAATCTAAAAAAATAAAATTTACACAGCTACAGCAATCTTGGTTGAATTATAGAGAACTGTATAGATTGTATCGAGAAGCGAGTAGTAAGGAAGAAAGAAGAGAAATTAAGAAAAAAATTACAAAGTTAGAGTAGTCATGGTGGAAAAATAAATTTAACCCCTGGGGTTATTAAGAGAGCAATAAAAAATAACCCCAGAAATTTAAAAGGTATAACATGACTTTTTGTAGCCATAATTAAAGGTACCATAATCGGTGATGTGTGTCCAATGAAATGTAGTTTAGAATCGTTCTAAAGTAATAAGTGATAATGGAGAAGTGATAACGGCCACCGGAAACCGAACCAGAATTGAGGTTTCCAATGACCGCAGATGTTTATAAAACATTTTTACTATATAGATATTTCAGACTAATTAAAATAAAAAAGTGCTCAGGGGGTAAAAGAGGTGTATCTGGTGTATCCGAAGAAGAATAATGTATATATATCAATACTTTAAGACACTTTTTATGGTGTATCTATGGTGTATCTATGGTGTATCTTGGATACACCACTATACCTAGTCTTGCGGGAACGCTATCGAAAGTTTTTTGGGAACTTACAATTACTTTGAAAAATCTATATAATAAAAATTATGATTAAAAAGTTGATATTCGATACTGCCAAAGCTGCATTTAGAAAAGGTTTTAGAAAATACAAAGCTGAAGTTAGGCAGCAGAAGAAATTACCGAGACATTTAAGAGGTGTTGTGCCTTATGATCTAGTTAAGTCAGATATTAAAAGAAAAATTAAATCAACTAAATTTATGGATAAGGAAACTTATCTAAAAGCTCCAAAAACTAAAAGCATACCAAAAGGTGGTCCAAGACCTCAAATATTTGGTAAAGCCTATGCATCTGATAAAAAAGGTAAATCAATGCAAATACCTATGATGACTAAAGAGCAGCGTAAAGCTAATCAAGAAGCTATATCACAATCGGTCAGAAAATTTATGTCAGAAAAATTAGGTAGAAAAAAACTTGGTGGTGTTATAAAAGCTAGAAAAGGATTATTTATATGATTAAAAAAATGATGTTAGGTGGATTACTTACTACAACTTTAAAAACAGCAGCTAAAAATTATTTTAAAAAATCTGGTAAAACAATTACTGATTTAACAAAGATGCAACCATTAAAATCTAGAACATCTGCAAAAACTGATTATGCAAGAGCTTTGCAACTTTATACTAAAAGCGATAAGGACAAACAAAGATTACAACAATATATTCGTAAACAAAAGTAAATGAAAAAGAACTCACTAAAGACTGAGCTCGAACTAACTCCAAAGCAAAGAATGTTTGTGGAGATCATGGTGTCAGAGCATGGATCAATAACTCAACACGAAGCTTATTTGAAAGCAGGTTTTAATGCTGCTAATGAAAATACTGCTAAGTCATGTGCATCACAATTATTAAATAGAAAAATAAATCCTCATGTTGCAAAATACTATGACAAAAGATTTGAACAAGAAGTTAAGAAATACACTGGAGATCAATTACGAAGATATAAAAGATTAGAAAGAATTGCAGATAAAGCTGAAGAGGATAAACAATACGCAGCTGCAATCAATGCCGAATATCGATCTGGTCAATTAGCAGGTCAGTATGTAGATAGAAAAGAAGTTACAGTAACTGGTCTGGAGGGTATGTCACGTGAGCAGCTTGAAAAGAAACTTGAAGAACTATCCAACAAAATTGATGGATACAATGCCAAGACGATTGAAGCTAAGCCAAGGGACGTTGAAGAAGCTGCAGAAGGCTAGTTGGTCTGATTGGTTAGACGCATTTAACCAAGTGCATAATTCAACAATGGTAACTTCAGTTGGTAAGATTAAGGTTGAGATTGATGAATAGAAAAAAAATTACAGCTCCTAAAAAACCTAAATCTGAAATAGATAAATATCCTATGGTGTCAGTAGAATGGTTTGATATTGTCTCGGATAGCTCCTGGACAAGCTTTGAAGCTCTAAAGAAATCTAATCTTGCTACCTGCATCACCAAAGGTCATCTCCTGAGTCAGTCGAAAGGAGTAACTAGACTATTTGGGGATTACTCATTTGCTGAGAATGGTAAGGATATTGAAACGATTGGCAACACTACAATAATACCTAACTCAGTTATCAAAGAAATTAAAAAGTTAGGTTAATAAATGAGCGATAAAAACAACGAAAGTTTGTTGTGGCAAAAGCTTAAAAAGAACTTAACTCAATTCTTTTTAACTCGCATAGAATCTAGCACAATTAACGGAATTCCTGATATTCATGGCGTACATAAATCTGGTGTTTTTTGGATAGAATTAAAATCAGATTATGGTAAATATCCTAAACTAAATAAGTGGCAAATCGTATGGATAAATAGATATATCAAAGCGGGTGGTATTGTTTTTATACTCCACGAGAACTTGGCAAAGACCCTCTCGCAGAGATGCCTTAAACTGTACAGACCAGTATCCGTTTTCACTGATCCTCGGTCACTTATTCCTCGTTCCTCGTTCTCGGGCAACGGACAGTGGATAGCTCTGCAGGAAGCTCTCTTCAGGGAGCTGGGATCGCAGGACTCGGCAGCGTAATCCTCGTTCTCGTTTCCTGGCTACGTTACATTTTACCTCTTTGTTAGCGTAGCCTGGTGACGGGACCAGCAGCGTAAAGCTCGTTCTCGGTGGCAGGTATCTCGTTCTCGTTCTCGGGAAGCAAATAAACTTGCATCACCCGCAGGGAAGAAACCGGTGCACGACTCAGGACGCTGGTGAAAAAGCTATTTGACAAAGGACACCGAATGGGTAATGGTGGTGGCATGGCAGTAGACTTCGAAGCTCTCGATCTCGTTAGATCAGAAAACAAATCTCGGGCATACAACAAGAAACTAGACGAGCTGACCCAGCGTAACCAGTCCCTTCAGGACTTGGTGACTGAAGCCGTATCCGAACTTCCCGAACATAGAAAAATTCATTTCGAAGAAAAATTAAAAAAAATAAAAAAAAGCTATTGACATATATCCCATCATGTCTTATGTAAGGTCTGCGGACGGGGAAGTGCACTGAAAAGACTTAGCCAT